GAATAACATTGATAACGAATAACCTTAAATGACTAAAAATGAAGTAATTGAAAAAATAAAGCTCTATGAGATACCAACCGAACAGCTAATTAAAATTGATTCACGATTACATATCTATGTTGATGAAGTTTTGAATAATCCAACACACCACAACAAATACGAAATACTAGCAGTATTCAGGTTCTTAGATTTCCTAAAGCGTGATGATTTAACCTTCAATGTCAAAAAGGTAAAGAAATTTATAGTGTTCTATGAGCATTTGAAGTTTCCATCAAATAATGGGATGGAGTCTTTTGCACTGACGCCAGTTCAGGTATTTCAATTTGCTAATATATTGGGGTTCTATAAAAAGGAATCAGGATATAGACTAACTAGGGAAGCATTGCTTTTCGTGCCTAGAAAGTTCAGTAAGACAACCAGTGTTGCCAGTTTAGCCATCTATAATTGTTTGTTTGAGGATAATGATGCACAAGCGTATGTTGCTTCCAATTCATTCAATCAGTCCAAGATTTGTTTCGACAAAATTAGAGATACGTTAAAGGCACTCGACCCCAAGTTATCACATTTCAGACTAAATAGAGAAATAATTTATAATCTAATGCCGAACAGGACTTCATTCATTCGTTGTTTGTCAACTTCGGCTGATAGGCTAGATGGTCTTAATGCTTCAATGGTGATACTTGATGAATACGCAAAAGCCGATAACGCTGATTTAAGGAATGTATTAGTCTCTTCGATGGGTGTCCGCAGGAATCCTTTGATTGTCACTTTGACAACAGCTAGTACAAAGTTGGAGACGCCATTTGTCACAATGTTAGAGAATTACAAAAAAATTTTAGAAGGTGAAATTATTAATGATTCAATTTTCGCTAGTATATTCCAGCCTGATGAAGATGATGATATTGGTAGCAGGGACACGTGGTACAAGGTGCAGCCACATTTGGGAATCACAGCCCTTGAAGAATCCTATCAAATAGCATATCAAAATGCTTTAATGAGTGCTGACGATATGATGGAGTTCAAGACTAAATTATTGAATGTCTTCACCAAAAACGCTACGGAAATTTGGATTAACAAATCAGTAATAGAACGAAATACAGAGCATTTTGATTTTTCAATGCTTAAATCTCGTCCGCAAGCAATGGTTAGTGTCGATTTAAGTGTCAAGGATGATTTTAGTTGTGTCTGTTATGCCTTGTACGATAGTATAAACAAGAGATTTGTATTCAAGAACTTTTACTACGTTCCGAAACAAACAGCAGAGAATCACCCCAATCGGGCAATGTACAAGGAATTGATAGACAAGGGGTATTTAATCATTTGTGGCAACGAAGTGATTGATTACAAGCAGATTGCAGGTGATATAATTGAAAATAGCAAGTATCTGAATATCTTACAAATTGGGTACGATGCTTACAAATCAAAAGAATTTATCAATATAATCAAGGCAGCAGGAATCAGGTGTGCAACGCCATACAGTCAAACCTATTCCAATTTTACCAGTCCAGTCGAATCGTTTGAACTAGCAGTTTACGAAGGCAGACTAAAATTCGATGATAATCCCTTGAATGCCTATTGTATATCTAACGTGATGATTGACGAAGACAAGATGCAGAATAAAAAGCCTATCAAACGGAATAGAAACGACAAAATTGATGGTGCAATTTGCATTTTGATGTGTCTTGGAATGTTCCAAAATTATAAGCGTTAATTCAATTTTAATGATAAAAACATATCTATTAAAAATAGAAATGGATTTAAAATTAATTAGAAGATATAGAAATGATAAATATACAATTGGGGACTTATACATAGATGGTGTTTGGTTTTCAAATGTACTTGAAGATACTGATAGAGGATTATCTTTTGATATGACAGAAGAAGAAATCAAAAAGATTAAGGTATATGGCAAAACTGCCATTCCTAAAGGCACTTACAAAGTTGAAGTCACATACAGTCCCAAGTTCAAACGCTATCTGCCTATCTTATTGAATGTTAAGGGGTTCAGTGGGATTAGGGTCCACAGTGGAAATACTCACGAAGATACTTTAGGTTGCTTATTGGTAGGCTTCAACAAAGAAAAAGGAAAGGTTCTTAATAGCCGTGTTACTTCTGACAAACTAACAGCCTTGCTACGTAATTGTGAAGAAGAAATTTCCATTACAATTGAATAAAAATAAAAACACAAACAAAATAAAATGAAATTCAACATAAGAAATTTATTTTCAAAAAATAAAGAAATAAAAAGGAGTGCTGATGTAAATATACGGTATGTCGGTAACAAGACAAACAAGTACACGGCAGTGTATGACGAGGAAAAGGCTCTTACTAATAGCGTGATTTACAGAGGTGTTTCAATTCTGACTGATTCAGTAGCCAGTATTCCTTTGAGTATCTACCGTAAAGACAAGAAGGGCTTTTGGAAGGCTGACGAGAAGAACATATTATATAATGTACTGACGAGAAATGCAAACGAAAGACAAACCATCTATGAACTATTGGAAGGTCTTGTTTTTCAGTTGATTATGTATGGAAATTCCTACATATTGATAAAAAGAAATGCAAGTTCTGATGTAAAAGAACTGGTTCTGCTTTATCCTCATTCGGTTTATCACAATGTTATTGCAAATACGTACACCGTCACAGATACATATAATAAGGTATCAGGTCAATTTAATTCCAATCAGATTATCCACCTACGACACAAATCTTTGGAAAATATAGTTGGAAAGTCTGTTGTGGATTATTGTGCGAAGACGTTGGGACTTGCAAATGCTTGTGATTCAGAATCATTGTCTACTTTGAGTAATGGTAATCGAATGAAAGGTATTATCAGTTCTGAAAGCAGTGTAATCGGCTTCGGCGATGCACAGGATAATCAACTTATTGACATTCAGACAAATATTCAGAACGAAATTGATTCAGGAAAAGACGTAATGACGCTTCCAAGTGGTGTTAAATTCCAATCAATGAGCTTGTCGGCAAAGGATAGCTTATTGCTTGATAATAAACAATATAGTTTATCAGATTTAGCCCGATTTATGGGTGTATCATTATCCAAGTTAGGTATTTCTTTAGGGTCCAATTATCAAGCCGCACAACAAGACCAGTTGAACTTTTATATCGATACGCTCAATCCAATTTTGAAGAAAATTGAAGCAGCTTTCAATAGCAAATTAATTCCTGATTCTGTTTCATCAAGATACAAAATAGAATTTGATAGATGTACGTTGCCATACTTTAACGATATAATGAAAAATTACAAAACTCAAATTGAAATGGGTATTCTTTCTGTTAATGATGTTCGTAGAACCTTTAATAAGGATGAAGTCAAAGGTGGTGATGAAATCTTAGTAAGCACCAACTTACAATCCATCCAAAATTATAAGGTAACAGTCGATACAATATCAGATGAACCTATTGAAGATAAATCGATTGAAAATCAAGATATTACGCCTTGATTGATACTAAAAATAACAAAACAAACATAGAAGTAAACGATTTAAACTTATGGAAATCAGAAGCATAGAATCTAGTTTTCAGGAAAATGACAATATAATTGAAGGTTACGCTATTCGTTTTAACTCTGTTTCCGAAATCTTATATGATAAAGAAAAGAGAAGATTCTTCCGTGAGATAATTGATAGAGAAGCCATAACACAGGAATTAATTGATAATAGTGATATTAAGTTCTTATTCAACCACGATAAGGAAAGGTTATTAGCAAGACGGAACAGGGGACAAGGCTCATTACACGTTGAAGTTCGTGAAGATGGTGTGTTTTTCTCCTTTGAAATCCCCAATACATCAATTGGTGGTGACTTAAAAGAAATGATAAGACGAGGTGAAGTGACTACTTGCTCTTTCGCTTTTACGGATGGGGATTCAATAGAGTGGGATTTTTCTGATAGAGAGATACCAACTAGAACTGTTAAGAGTATTCGAGGACTTTTCGATTTATCAGCCGTATTCGATGCAGCATACAGTCAGACAGAAATCAGTTGTCGTTCAATCGATGAAATGGTGGAAGCACAAACAGAACGGACAGAAACACAGACAGACGAATCTTGGAAACAAGAACTGAATAATTACAGACAAAGACTTAATTAATGGAATTAATAGATAGAATCGCACTTATCAAAGAAGAGTTACGTGAACTTATTGATAATGCCGAAGTAGAAAAGAGAAGTCTAAATGATGATGAAAAATCCTTGTTTGAAACAAAGGAAAATGAGTTAAAAGACTTACAGGTACAATTAAGAAGTACTGAAATAAATGAAACACAAAATAAAACAGACAAAAAAAATATGAAAAGAAATTTCAGAGAAAATATTGCGCTTGCTATGCAAGCTATTGCTAACAACAGAAGCATTGAAGACTTGGATAACGTGGCAGGAAACGTTATTTCATTAAGAGCAAACACAGGTCAAACATTAACTGGTGAAGTAGATGCAGTTAGAGGTGAATACGCAACCGAACTTTTGGAACCATTACAAGACGCATTAATCGTTAATCAATTGGGTATCAAAACAATTGTTACAGCAAAAGCTGTTGTAATGCCTTCTGTATCAAGCGTTGAAGCAAGTATCGAGGGTGAGACTACCGAACTTGTAGGTCAAAAATTAGAGTTCTCAAAAACTAAGGTTGTTCCTTTCAGAGTAGGTTTATCGCTTCCTTTTTCAAACACTGCTATTAAAGAAGCCGACATCAATTTGGTTAACTATGCTATCAACTTAGCAGGTAAATCAGAAGCTCAATTAATCAACAAAGTAATGTTCGCTAAAGAAGCTGTTAACTCACAAAAGGGTTGTTTCGTGGATGCGTATGCAGCCGAAACTGGTAATACTGCAATCTCTTACAAAAACATTGTAAAATTAGCAGCTAAAGTTAAGAAAGCTAACGTAATATTCGATAATACAGCAGCTTACGTTTTAAGTCCCGAAATCGAAGCTGAACTTAAAACTACTCCGTTAGATGCAGGTTCAGGCAGAATGGTATTGGAAAATGGTCAAATGAATGGCTTCCCTGTATTGGTTTCAAATGCAGTTGAAGGCTATATCGGTTTTGGTGTATTCTCTAACTTCTTAATTCAAAAAGTTGGTACTCCTGATATGGTTGTAGATAATTTATCACGCTCAAAAGAAAATATCACTGAAATCAATTTCAACGACAATATCGCATTACAAGTAATTAGAAAAGAGGCATTTGCAGTAATGAAAATTGCATAACTATATATAATTAATGATTGAGACATTGATTAATTTGATGTCTCTTTCATTTATCAATCAATTTTCAATTTTAAATAAAAATAATAATAGCGATAAATAAAAAATGAGATACATAACCGTTGAAGACGTAAAACGTCATTTATATATAGACTTCGAAGCGGACGATAAAATTATCGCTGATTATATTGATGCAGCACAGGAAATTATTGAAAAGTACTTGAATGTGAAGTTATGTGATTTAATGGTGAATGAAAGGCTTCCTTTTCCAGTTCTTCAAGCCATCAAAATAATGGTAGGTAACTTGTATAATAACCGTGAAGGGGTATCTTTCAATGCGATTCCGTACAAGATTCCTTTTAGTTTTGAATACTTACTTCAACCTTATAAATCTTACAAACGAGAAAGTGAGGTAGCCCAATGAAAGCAGGATTATTACGTGAGTTCATTACTATATATAGGTATGAGAATATCCAAAGTGAAACAGGACAGATAACTAAAGAGAAAAAAGAGATAGCCCTATTGAGAGCATACAGATTAAAATCGACAGGTCAAAATAAAGAAGTGGCAAAAGAATTGTTTGATTCTCAATCTATTACTTTTCAAATCCGTTACTTTCCTGATATTCAAGATAGCGATATACTTGTATATAAAGACACTGAATACAAGATTACCAACATTGATGAAAATATTTGGGACAGAACTTTAAAAATAACAGTTCAAAAAATTAATAAGTAATGGCTACCAATAAGGATTTAGATATTGAAATAGAACTGATTAATTTAGAGACTGTTAAGGATGCGATTCAAGAACTTGGTGATAGCGTTTCCCAACATAAGGTAGTGGATGCAGCCCTAAAGATAGGTGCTAGATACCTGATGAACAAGGGTAGATTGAAACTTCGTCAACGAATGAAAAGCAGAAAAGGTGTGTCGGGTAACTTATTAAAGAGTTTTTCTTACAGAATTAAGAAACGAAAATTCGGTGCATTGGTCGGATTCAAAGAAAAAGGACGGCACGCACACTTAGTATCGCAAGGAACTAGAAAAAGATTCACCCGTAAAGGTCAATATCGAGGTTTTGTGATTGGAAACGCCTTTTGGGAAGATACACGGCAAAAGGAAACTCCACGTGCTATGGTGATTATTCTCAATCAGATAAAAGCATCAATAACAAACATAAAAAACAGACACAATGGATAATGTAACTTTTTATCCGAGTAAACTTCAGACAAAATTTAGTGTATGTACATTGATAAGGGAAAGGCTATTGGCAGACGAAAAGATAAAAGAACTGGTAGGAACACAGATATATCCTATCATTGCACCCGAAGGGACAACAAACAATTACATAGTCTATGTTCGTGATGAATACTCAATAGATAGAACTAAAACAGGGATAGCTTTCCACAATTGTATCGTCTTTATCAGTTGTGTTTCTTCAAGTTATGATGAATCACAGTTAATTGCTGATGCAGTCTTTCAATGCTTAGATGGTAGATACCGAATAAATTCTGAACAACACAATATAAATTCAATCGAGTTAATCGATTCAACAGAAGATTACGATGGAGACGTTTATATACAAACTCTCTCATTTTCAATTAAATAAAATAACAAACAAAATAAAAATATGGCAAATACATATACATCTGATAACCTAATTTTAGGTGATGAACTTTTTTTATATGTAAAAGCGGGAACGGGTGATACTTACAGCCCAATCGCTTACAGTACTTCTTGTTCTTTGAACTTGTCACAGGACGCGATTGATACTTCAAATAAAATGGCGGGGGTATGGGCTAGTGCTCTTCCTGGCAAACTTCAATGGACTGTTTCAACAGAATCTTTAATGAGTTATGATGAGACGGGCTATGCGTTTTTCGTTGATATGATGGTTTCAAGAAAACCGTTTCTGATTAAGTTCGGACAGACAACTGACATTAGTTCAGGTGATTTCGAATTGGACGAAACTAAGACTTATTACACAGGTCAGGCTTACTGTACATCTTGTAACTTATCAGCCGATAACGGTTCAGTTTGTACAATGTCAATCGAACTAACAGGTGATGGCGCTCTGACAAAAACAGATGGTACAAAGGCATAAAAATTAAAAACAATCAATATTGAAGGTGGCTAATTATTTAGTCACCTTTTTTTATATATATAATAATGTACGTGCGCACGTGCGTACCTTTTATATATAATTAATCATTAAAAACATATCTAATAAAATTAGATAATGAAGAAATTAAATTTCAATTTAAAATTAAATATCAAATCAATTATAAATTATGAAAGGTTGACTGGAAAGCCGTTTTCAGAGTTCAATGGTAGTGAAGAAGATGTCATTCCCTTGTTGTATTGTATGTTGGTGTCGAATAATGACTTCAAGCGCACATATCAAGAAACAATACAGTATTTATTCACAGACGAAAAATTCGTTGAAGAAATAAATCAGAGACTTCAACAAATATTCTTATTTGAGAGTCAGTTCTTCAATAAGGAAGAAGAGAATAAAGAAATACCTTCTCAAAATAACACACAAAATAAAGAAGAATCCAATAAAGTCTACATCTACCAACTTGTTCCGATACTTGTGATGGACTGCAACCTTGATATTAACTACGTTCTCAATGAGATGCACTATTCCGAAATTGATAGCTATATCAAATATCGTGATGATAAAAACAAAAACAGACTAGAGGAAAAGAGGTTGTTTACCTACCTAACCATTATGCCACACATCAACGCTAAGAAACTATCTGTAAATGAATTATTGCCTTTTAGTTGGGAGAAAGAAGAAAAAGAAAAGGAAGGATTAAAAGTCATTGATACACATAAAGATAAGTTACATCAATTTATGAATAGCGGTCAAATAGAATGGACGCAACCTACTGAATAAAAATAAAAAACACAAACATAAATGAGCAAAAAACTAGATTTCTCTATCGCTGTCAAACTGGCGGCAGAGAATTTTCAAAAAGGTGTAAAAAATATACAATCACAACTTACTAAGTTTAAAAAGCTAGCTATCAATGCTTTTGCAGGTTTTTCGGCTTTATCTTTTGGTCGTGATATGATTCAAGCGGGTGCACAGTTCCAAGATGCAATGGCAAGGGTACAAGCTATCTCAAAGGCTTCCACCAATGACCTTAAAGCATTGAGAGAAGAAGCTATGCGGTTGGGGCGAGACACTAAATATACGGCTAC